CAATGCGGGAACACGTAGAGCACAAATGTCATCTTGTTTCTTAATTGGAAATAAAGGTGATGACATCGATGGATTGTTTGACACAATTAAAGACGTTGCAAAGATTTCTAAGTGGGCTGGCGGTATTGGATTACACGTACACGATGTTCGTGCTAAAGGTTCTTATATTAAAGGAACTGGTGGAGAATCTGATGGTTTAATTCCAATGATGAAAACATATAACGAAGTTGCTCGTTGGATTAACCAAGGTGGTAAACGTAAAGGTTCGTTTGCAATTTATTTAGAACCTTGGCACTCAGATGTATTTGATTTTATTGATTTAAGAAAGAATCACGGTAAGGAAGAAATGAGAGCAAGAGATTTGTTCTTAGCTATGTGGACTCCTGATTTATTTATGAAACGTGTTGAAGAAGACGGTGATTGGTCTTTATTCTCACCTGACGAAGCACCAGGTTTATCAGATGCTTATGATAGTCCCGAAGACAAAGCTTTCACTCGTTTATATGAACAATATGAACAAGATGGTAAAGCGAGAAAAGTTGTTAAGGCGAGAAAGTTAATGGATGCAATATTAACAGCTCAAATTGAAACAGGAACACCATATATGTTATATAAGGACCCTGCAAACTATAAATCAAATCAAAAGAACTTAGGTACGATTAAGTCATCAAACTTATGTACCGAAATTATTGAGTATAGTTCGCCAACTGAACAAGCGGTTTGTAATCTAGCGTCAATTGCTTTACCAAAATATATTATTGATGGTGAATTCAATCATCAATTATTGTATGAATACACATACCAAGTTGTTAAAAATTTAAACAATGTAATTGATTTGAATTTCTACCCAACAGAAGAAACAAAACGTTCTAACTTTAGACATAGACCGGTTGGTTTGGGTATCCAAGGATTGGCGGATGTATTTTGTATGTTAGGTTTACCATTCGAAAGTGAAGGTGCTGATAAATTACAAACAGAGATTTTTGAAACCATTTATTTTGCTGCCTTAACATCGTCCAAAGATTTATCCAAAACTTTTGGTCCATACGAGAGTATAGTGGGTTCCCCAATAGAAAAGGGAATATTCCAATATCAGGTATGGGACAAAACTGATAAAGATTTATCAGGTCGTTGGGATTGGAAATCATTAAGAAAAGAGGTCGTTAATTACGGAGTTAGAAACTCATTATTAGTTGCACCGATGCCGACAGCATCAACCGCACAGATTTTAGGTAACAACGAAGCGTTTGAACCATTCACCACTAATCTTTATCTTAGAAGAACATTAGGTGGAGAGTTTGTTGTAATTAACAAACACTTGGTTAATGACTTATTGAAAATAGGTATGTGGAGTGATAGTATCAAAAACAAATTAATTTTTGAAAATGGTTCAGTTCAAAATATCCCTGAAATACCAACTGAGTTAAAAGAGATATATAAAACTGTTTGGGAAATGTCACAAAAGAGAATTCTCCAAATGGCGGCAAATAGGTCAGTTTTCATTGACCAATCCCAATCTTTGAATTTATTCATTGATAATGTGACCAAACCAAAATTATTGGCAGCACATATCTACGGATGGAAATTAGGATTGAAAACAGGTATGTATTATTTAAGAACAAGAGCGGCGGTAGACGCAATCAAAACTTTAGGTGTTGATATTAGTGCCACACAAAAAATAGAAGGTTCGATTACCCAAACAACCCAAGCTCCGACCGCACCAACTAATTCAATTCATTTTGAACAAAATGAAACAGCGTTGAGTATGAAACCATCAGACTCACCGTTTGAATGTGAAGGTTGTGGTTCATAAGAGAAACCCCCCACTAAAACCCAACTTCGGTTGGGTTTTTTATTTATTACCATTTTGGTATTGTTTATATTTATTGATATGGCGTTAACATCATATGGAATTGATTTTCCATTTAGAGATAGTAGATACGGTGAATATTTAAAAACAACCGAATCCCCTCAAAGAGAGGTAAGAGCGAATATTATACACCTTCTTTTAACGAGAAAGGGGTCAAGATATTTTTTACCTGACTTTGGTACCAGAATTTACGAGTATATTTTTGAACAAAATGATGTAGTGTCATTTGGACAAATCGAAGAAGAAATTAGGGAAGGGATTAGAAAATTTATACCAAACGTCGAAGTAAAATCATTGGAAATTATGTCAGCGGAGGATGACCCCGACCAAACAAAAACATATTCCCAAGATGAAGATGAAAGATTATTCAGGGTTTCAGATTATTCAAGTAAACCTTATACCGCTAAAGTGAAACTTGATTATACCGTAAATAACGGAGCATTTTCAGTTTCAGACTTTATAATTATTAACATATAAGATGGCAAAAGAAATATCATACGCAACCAGAGACTTTGCAGGATTAAGAGAAGAGTTGGTAACACTAACCAAAAAATATTATCCTGACCTAATAAGTAACTTTAACGACGCATCAATTTATTCTGTATTATTAGACTTAAATGCTGCGGTTGCTGATAACCTTCATTTTCATATAGATAGAGTTTGGCAAGAAACAATGTTGGACTTTGCTCAACAAAGACAATCATTATATCATATTGCTAAAACATATGGATTAAGAATACCTGGTTTAAGACCTTCAGTTGCATTATGTGACTTTTCAATAAACGTACCGGTTAGAGGTGATAAGGATGATGAAAGATATGAAGGTATTTTAAAATCGGGAGCTCAGGTTTCGGGAGGAGGACAAGTTTTTGAAACAATAGATGATATTGATTTTTCAAGTCCATTTAATAGTAAAGGAGAACCAAATAGATTAAAGATTCCAAATTTTGATAATAACAACAAATTAGTTTCATATACCATAACAAAAAGAGAAGCTGTGGTAAATGGAACAACAAAAATATACAGAAGGGTAATTAATGAAATTGACCAAAAACCATTTTTAAAAATATTTTTACCTGAAAGAAATGTGTTGGGTGTTGTCGGAATGATTCACAAATCAGGTACTAACTTCATATCCAACCCTACATACGATGAATTTAATGGTGACAATAAATGGTACGAAGTGAAGTCATTAATGGAAGATAGAGTTTTTATTGAAGACCCAACAACAGTATCAGATAGAGACAATTTTACGTCGGGAGATTATGTTAGAGTTGATAATAAATTTATATCAGAATACACACCCGAAGGATATTTTCATATAACTTTTGGTTCAGGTAATGTAGACCCAATGGATAATTTGGACAACTATATGAACGGAACAATGAAGGTTAACATATCAACTTTCTTGAATAACGTATCATTAGGAACAATTCCAAAACCTGGTACCACCCTGTTCATCAAATACAGAGTTGGTGGAGGTAAAGACACCAATTTAGGGGTAAACGTGATTTCATCGATAGATACGATTGATTTTGCATTAAACGGACCTAATAGTTCAATTAACGACCAAGTATCACAATCCTTAAGTGTAACAAACATTACACCTGCGGTTGGTGGAGCTGATTCCCCAACAATCGAAGAAATTAGAGGAATGATAGCATATAACTTTGCAGCACAAAACAGAGCGGTTACACTCAATGACTATAAATCGTTAATTGAGACAATGCCATCAACTTATGGTGCACCGGCCAAGGTTAGTGTTATGGAAGAAGACAATAAAGTAAAAATAAAATTATTGTCTTATGATGATGAAGGTAATTTGACTGATATAGTATCCAATACTTTGAAACAGAATGTATTAAATTACCTATCTAAATTCAGAATGTTAAATGATTATTTGGATATTGAAAGTGGTGAGGTTATTGACTTAGGTTTAGAAATTGATTTGGTTGTTAATAAAAATGAAAGTCAAAGTGACGTTCTTAAAGAAACAGTAAAAACCATAACAGGTTTCTTCGCAATAGACAAAAGAAAAATGGGAGACCCATTATTTGTTGGTGATTTGAAAAAAGAAATAGGTAATGTTAGTGGTGTGATAAACGTCGTTGATGTTAGAATTTTTAACAAAATCGGAGGAAAATATTCTTCAGCCGAAGTATCACAAACATACAAAGACAACATCAGTAAAGAGATTCTACAGTCAGACTCAACCATATATATGAAGTCAAATCAAATCTGTCAAATCAGATTCCCTCAAACGGATATTAAAGTGAGGGTAAAAACTCCAACTTCGACTACATACTAAATTGTTTTTTAGTTATCTTATAAGAAATTGATAGAGTTTCTATTTATTATAAGATGATACAAAAGCATAGAATTTATACAAACATAGGTGAAGACCAGTATATCAAATTTGAAATAAAACAAGACTTTGATTTACTTGAGGTCTTATCTTTAAAAATGTCTCAAAGAGACGTTTATACATCCCTTTGTGCCGATTATGGTGTTGTTTGTGGTAGACTAACAGTAAATAACGGATTCGGTGTTCCAAACGCAAGAGTATCTATATTCATTCCATTGGATGATGATGATTCTGATGACCCGATAATTTCTGCATTATACCCTTACACAGACCTAACCGAAAAAGACGAAGATGGTTTTAGATATAATCTATTACCTGCCAGAAGACAACATAGTGGACACGCAGCCACAGGTACATTTCCGGACCAATCAGATATTCTTAATAGAGAAGAAGTTTTAGAGGTATTTGAAAAATATTATAAGTACACCGTAAGAACTAACGATGCGGGAGATTTTATGATTTGGGGGGTACCGTTAGGACAACAGACAATTGTTTGTGATGTTGACTTATC